GACGAGCAGCGCCGCGAGGTTGCCGAGAAGATGCGCGGATATGACGTTTCCGAGTTCAAAGAATCGGCGATAGTGCCGTTTCTCGACTGCCTTGGAGTCGGCTATTTGAACTGGCGCGAGATTTTGGACAGTCTTGCCGACCTAATCGACCGTCCGATATATAGGCCCGTCATACCAAACGCAATGGAGGGCTACGTGTTTTGTCCTCAATGCGGTGCGGAAATCGGCGAGTACGGCGCGCCGAACTACTGCCATAGCTGCGGGGTGGCGATTCGCAATGGCCACTAAAGAGCTGGATGAAATCACGGCAGAGGAAGAGTACGACCGCATGGTCGAGCACCTCAAGAGCGCCTGCGCGACATGCGTGTACAGCTTTCCCGTGGCAATCGGGTACTCGTGCGGGATCACCAAGAAGGTCACGTCTGATGTGATCGTCAAGTGCGAGGCGTACAAGAGAGCATCCTGGGCGGAGGTGGGCGAATGATTGACCGAGACTCGTTCAAATGCTTCCCGTGCTGCGGCACAACCGAGCATCTGGCGCATTCCGCGTACCGCCCCCAGATTGGCGGCATATGGCAGTTCGTTTACTGCTCCTCGTGCGGGGCGCGCGGAGGCGGCGACCCGATGGATGCCAGCGGCGCGCGCGACCAGTGGAACCGGGGGCCTATCCAGATACGGGCGGAGGTGGCCTGATGGACACGATGGAGGACATCCTCGCGGACTGCAACGAGGTGTTCCGCTACGACGAGACGAGGCCGCAGGACCGCGCCCACGCATACCTCAAGGAGCACAGGGTCTGCCGGGGTTACGACGACACGGCCATGGAGCGCGCCGCCCAGGACATGATCGAGCGCGCATACGCGGTCGGGCGGATGGAGAGCAGCAAGGCGGTGGCGAGGGAGACCGCTCGCATCATCGCCGAGGGAATAGCGAAGGAGCTGGAGACTGATGTGCGATAACGAACCTGGCAGCGGCTACAACCTCCCCGCCGGGTGCACCGACGCGGCAATCGACAGGCACTTCGGCGAGGGCAAGCCCACGTGCGCCGAGTGCAAGCGCATGGTCGAGTGCTGCTGCGACTACGGCATCTGCGGGGTCGAGTTCGACCGGGCGTACGCCGGCGAGTTCGGCAGGTACAGTTCAGAAAACTCAAGTTTTGGCGCTATGTGGGCACTCGAATGGATACCGAACCACATGCGCGATATGCAAAGCGCGGCATGTAAACTCTTCACCAAATAGAAAGGAATCAAACAAATGAATATCACCCGTCGCAAGGTCGCGTTCGTCGCGGCCTTAGTTGTATCCGTCCTGGCAATCGTGATTGTCTGCGGTCTGGCTGGATGTTCATCGTGCAGCCGTTCGGTCAAGAGCATGAGCAGCGATTTCAGCGGTGGAATCAACCGCACGGTCACGCTCTACGACAACACGGGCAAGGAGATCAAGAGCTGGCACGGCAAGTTCGACATTGAATCGAACGACCAAGAGGTTTTCTTTGACGATGCCCAAGGCAAGCGCGTGATTATCCAAGGCGGCATTGTCGTAAGTGAGGAGGACTAAATGAAGATCTCATCCAACATTCAAGTAATCCAAGCCCAGCTTGACGGCCCCAAGCTGAAACCAATCTACGCCCACGGCGTGGAGGATGCCGGGTGTGACCTCAAGGCGAATATTCCCAACCCGCTCACCATCGAGCCGTGGAAGTCGGCGTGGGTCGGCACGGGAGTTCATCTGGCGATGCCGGAGGGCATGTTCGCGCTCCAGGCACCGCGCTCCGGACTCAGCTGCAACCACGGCATCACGCTCGCAAACGCGCCTGGAATCATCGACCCCGGCTATCGCGGCGAGATTCGCTGCAAGCTGGTGAACCTGAGCGATGAGCCCTACACGGTCTACCCGCTGGAGCGAATCGCCCAGCTGGTGTTCCTGCCGTTCGTCAACGCCGTGTTCACGAGCTGCGACAGCCTGCCGGAAAGCTCGCGCGGCGAGGACGGCTACGGAAGCACGGGGGCGATGTGATGAAAGATCAGGTAGGGAAGCGCTGCGCCACGTGCAAGTTCGCGAAGAACCCGCATACAACCAAAAGCACCGTGGTCGAGGTCAAGTACCTGACGTGCTGGCACAACCTGCCGCACGAGTGCCAGCCGTGGAACAGGTGCGATTTCTGGGAGCCGAAGGAGGTCGAGCGATGAACGGCGTCGAAAAGCTGGTCCAGAAGAAGCTGATGGAGGCCGCACGAGCGGTTGGCTTCTTGGAGGGCATGAGCACGTGGCTTTGGACGAAGGTCGGTCCCGATCTGGCCGATGAAGCCGTGGTCGAGTTCGAGAAGCGCGTCTCCGCGATAGCCGAGTGCTTCGGACTGGACGGGGAGGACAACTGATGTGTCAAGTGATGGGAGTCGACATGACTGAAGAAGAAGTGACGCTGACGAGGGATGCCGGCTGTCCCGAGCATTACAGGGGCGATGGGTTCATCACGTGCTCCCGCGCCATGAAGTCGGCGCTCGGCAGATGGCCTGCCGCCACGGCGCTGTGTTGCACCATGGCGGTCTGGTGGTGGTGCTGCGCCTTCAAGTACGTGTGGAGGTGCATGGTCAAGGGTAAGCCGCTCGAGGACATCAACAAGGCAATCGACTGCCTGCGCAAGCTTCGCAAGGAGATCGAGCCGTGCGTGAAGTCGCAGATGGAGGTCGACCGCATCGTTGCCGGCAACAGAGTTGAAGACCGATGAAAGCTAACTGCAGGCGCGATGTCTGCTCCCACTGCGATGAGCATTCAGCCGTAAGGATCGCATCTGGCATGTACAGATGCGAGAGATGCGGTCGCGAGATGCCCTTCAGGGAGGTCAGCTATCGCACGAGCGCGGAGGTCGAGGCCGCGAAGGAGAAAGTACTTGCGCGAGCGAAAGAGTTCGGTCGCACGCACTCTAAGAAATATCTCCGCGAGCATGCGGACGAGATGAGCCAATCCGAGCGCGAGATGACCGAGCATTACCTTGAGGTGCAGAAGGAGCGAATGCACCAAAGGCACCTCAAGAAGTACGCAAAGCTCAAGAGCGACCCCGCGGCGTACGAGCGGTACCTGAAGGCCAACAGGCAGAGAAGCGCCCAGTGGAAGCAGCGAAAACGCGAGGAATTCGAGCAGGTCAAGCAAGAGGTGAGCGACGAGCTCGCAAAAGAGAGGGAAAGGACAAGACAGATGGCAGGACATGAGACCATGCGCTCGACCGACTTGAGCGCACTCCAGGGCATCTTCTTCGAGGAGCTGGACAACCTGATGGCGCTCGACATCAACGGCGACGACGAGGCAATCGAGCGCGAGATCAACCGCGCGAAGGCGGTGTCCGATGTGGGCGCACGCGCCATCGAGAACGCGAACACCGCCGTCGGCATCATCCGCGCACGCTCCGAGATGGCCGGCGCGAAGCTCGCAAGCGTACCCGCGATGCTGAAGTCGTAAGAACGATGAGCAGGGCCATGACGAAGGCGGAACATGCGTGGCTTCTCGACATGGCCCCGCGATTCCGCTCATGGGACGATCTTCTCGTTTCTTTTGAGTGCGCTTTCGGCTACCAGCCGAAGCGCCAGACCGCGCAATGCTACATCTCGAAGCACGGCGTGAAGTTGATGAGCACCACCGTCCGCTGGCTCGAGCATCCGGAGTATGACGAGTTCCTGCGGGAATTCGTCCCCTGCCACAGCCAGGGCGAGATCGTCGACGAGTTCGATAAAAGGTTCGATATAAGGTTGAGGGTTGCCCAGCTCAAAGACCGCGAGTCGACGCTTGGCCTGAAGCAGGGCACATATGGAGGCAGGTTCGCGCCGGGCACCGTGCCGCCCAACAAGGGCAAGAAGCTGACCGACTACGTCAAGGACGAGGCGAAGCTGGCGAACATCAGGCGCTGCCAGTTCAAGAAGGGCGAGGAAGTACACAACGAGCGTCCCATCGGCGCCGAGCGCGTGAGCATGGACGGATATATCGAGGTCAAGGTGCCCAAGGAGGATGCCGATGACCGCGCCCACGGATGGTGGAAGCCGAAGCACCGGCTCATCTGGGAGCAGGTCAACGGTCGAAAGCTCCAGAAGGGCGAGAGCGTCATGTTCGGCGACCGCGACATGACTAACTTCGACCCCGAGAACCTCGTGATGGTCACGCAGGCGCAGCGTCTCTACATCAACAGGAACAGCATTCCCTACCACGATGCCGAGTCGCTGCGCACCGCCGTCTCCATGGCGAGGCTGCACGAGGCGATCGTGACCGCCGAGCTGAGGCCGCGAAAGTGCCCGTGCTGCGGCAAGACATACAAACCGCAGTACAAGGCGCAGCGCACCTGCCGCGAGTGCCTGGACTCGGGTCGCAAGGCTAAACGCAGTTACGGCTTCGTCGCGTGCGCCAAATGCGGCGCGACATTCGAGAAGTTGAGCGCACGGGGGAAGTACTGTCCAAAGTGTCGCAAGAAGAAATACAGAAAGGAGAAGAGCTGATGGAAGACCACAGCGACCTTCTGGACGCGCTCTCGGCGATCGACCCGTCCACGCTCAACTACCAGGAATGGCTTGACGTCGGCATGGCGCTCCATGAGAGCGGGCTTCCGCTCGATGCGTGGGACGAGTGGAGCCGCAGGGACGCCGGCAGGTACCACGAGGGCGAGTGCGAGCGCAAATGGCGCGGATTCGGCTCAGGACAGACCAGGGTCAAGTCGGGCACGCTCGCGAAGATGGCGACCGAGCGCGGATGGGTGCCGCCTCGTGCCTCCCAGGGAATGGGCGAGGCGCTGTCGTGGGACGGCGAGATCTCGACCGCGCTCATCGACCCGTCATGGGTGGAGCCGGTCGAGCTGCCCGAGACCGACAAGACAGGTCCCGAGGAGCTCGTCGAGTACCTCGGCTGCCTGTTCGACGAGGACGACGTTGTCGGCTACGTGTGCGAGAGCTGGGACCGCGAGGGCAAGTGGCTCCCCAAATCGAAGGGATGCTACTCGCGCACCGCCGGCGAGCTGATGCGCGAGCTGAAGAAGTACGGCTCCATCGAGCAGGCGCTTGGCGCCTACGACGACCGCGCCGGCGCATGGATCAGAATCAACCCGCTGGACGGCAAGGGCGTCGGCAACGCCAACGTCTCGGAGTTCAAGTACGCGCTGGTCGAGTCCGACACGCTCGCGAAGGAGAAGCAGCTGGCGCTCATGCAGGAGCTCCAGCTGCCGTGCGCAGCCATCGTGGACTCGGGGAAGAAGAGCCTGCACGCCGTTGTGAAGGTCGACGCCAGCGACTACAACGAGTACCGCGACCGCGTCATGCGCCTGTACGACGTTTGCCGCAAGAACGGACTCGACCCCGACACGCAGAACAAGAACCCGAGCCGCCTGTCGAGGATGCCGGGTGCCATGCGCTCGGGCGAGCGGCAGCGCCTCGTGAGCGGACCGTGCGGAAAGGCATCGTGGTCCGAGTGGTGGGACTGGATGCAGGAGACCACCGACGACCTGCCCGACCCCGAGAACCTGGCATCCGAGTGGGAGAACATGCCCGAGCTCGCGCCGCCGCTCATCGACGGCGTTCTCAGGCAGGGCCACAAGATGCTGCTCGCGGGGCCGTCCAAGGCTGGCAAATCCTTCGCCCTCATCGAGCTTTGCGTGTCGCTCGCCGAGGGAAAGCCGTGGTTCGGCTGGGATTGTGCGCAGGGTAGGGTGCTCTACGTCAACCTCGAGCTCGATTCCGCGAGCTGCCTGCACCGATTCAAGGACGTGTACATGGCTCTCGGCTATGCGCCCGAGAACGTGAAGAACATCGACATCTGGAACCTGCGAGGGCGCTCCGTGCCGATGGACAGGCTGGCACCCTCGCTCATCCGCCGGGCGCTCAAGACTCACCCCATCGCCGTGGTGATCGACCCCATCTACAAGGTGATCACCGGCGACGAGAACAGCGCCGACCAGATGGCGGCGTTCTGCAACCAGTTCGACAAGGTCGCCCAGCAGGTCGGTTGCGCCGTCATATACTGCCACCACCATTCCAAGGGCCTGCAGGGACAGAAGCGCTCGATGGACCGCGCATCGGGCTCGGGCGTGTTCGCGCGTGACCCGGACGCGCTGCTCGACATGACGGCGCTCGAGCTGACCGACGAGTGCACCAAGGCGCACTACGACTGGCGCAGGCAGCACGCGATCTGGGCTGCTTTCGACAAACACCTGCCTGAATGGCGCTCGAATGAGAAGTTCGTGGGCATCGACTCGGCGGATGAGCTCCAGAAGTGGGCGAACGAGCCGGCAAACGGCGCACCCATCGAGCTGCGCCGCGAGCTTGAGTCCATCCACGAGAGCTTGCGGGAATCGTCGCGCGGATGGGCGGCGTGGCGCATCGAGGGCACGCTTCGCGAGTTCCGCAGCTTCAAGCCCAAGAACCTGTGGTTCGAGTACCCGGTGCACCTGCCGGACGAGACCGGCGCCTTGGCAGATTTGAAATGCGAGGGCGAGTACGACCCGAGGGCCAGCCGCTCCAAGGGCAGGGAAGCCAAAGCCAAGAACGACAAGAGCGCACAGCAGGTCAAGGTTGAGCTGATCCGTGAGGCCATTGAGCAATGCGCCGAGGATGGAATCGAGCCGTCGAGAAATGCAATCCTGGAGCGAATCGGAGAATTCCGAGGGAAACCGGTGAGCGACTCACAGCTCAAATCATGGACCGGCAATGCATCGAAATGGAGTCCCTTCAGAATCAAAGCCGGCACGAATCTGATCTATGACAAAGATAACCAGGCGCTTGAATTCGACGGAGAAATCGACCTTTCCGAGTAGCTTTTAAAATTATTAACCCACGGGTGTGACACTGTAATTTTTCAGTTTCACACGGGTGTGAAAAAGGGGGTGTGACACTACTACTACGTAGTAGAGTTTCACACCCTACACCCCAAGGGGCTGAGTGCAGACACGTGCGTGCGGGCTAAAGCCGCGCCCGCACTCGTGCGCTGTGGCTGACGGTCTGCACGCAACCCCCTGCGGTGTAAACGGGAATTCCGCGTTTCGCCGCTTTTCAAAAATTTCGACAACTGAATCAAACGAGAGGGGTTCGCTATGAAATTCGACCCATGGACATTCGTCGGCTATCTGGTCGCGCTGGCGCTGGTCGCGCTCGGGCTGCTGCTCATCCTGTGGGGCCGTCTCGCCGTGCTCGCGCAAATCAGGGGGCTCTGATGATGGCGGGTGAGTGGTCGGCGTTTCTCGCCATGCCCGTGCCCACCGTCACGCACAACGACCTCGTTCCATTCAGGCGCAAGGGCAAGCTCGGCATCCGCAAGTCCGACGAGCTGAAGGAGGCCGAGGACAGGGTCATCGCCCGCATCATCGCCGCCGGCGTGCCGTGTGATCCCTTGGGCGGTGCGCTCAAGCTGACCGTCAGGTGGTGCTTTCACGTGGCAGGAAACCACAGCCAGGGGGAGCCGCACACCGTGAAGCCCGACACCAGCAACCTGCTGAAGACGCTCGAGGACTGCCTGACCAGATGCGGGGTGATCAGGGACGACTCGCTCATCTGCTCGCACGACCTGACCAAGGGATGGTCGGACCCGCAGGGAATCTACGTCCGCGTCGAGTGCATCGGCTTCGATTCGGGGGACGGCGCACCGACCATAGGCTCGAAGAGATGAGAGGGAAGGGAAGTACGTAATGGGAGGAAACAGCGCGGGTCGCGTGCAGACGCGCAGGTTCCACAAGCTCAAGGCTGAGTTCTTCGCCAGGTGCCTGGCCGAGCGACCGGTGTGCTGGCTGTGCGGCCAGCCCATCGACTACTCGGCAGACCCCGGCACGACCGCCGACTCGCTGACACTGGACCACCGCGTGCCCGTGAGCAAGCGACCGGACCTGCAGGAGGACCCGGCGAACTTCGAGCCAGCGCACTTCGCGTGCAACTCGAGGCGAGGCAACGGCGAGCCGCCAGTGAGCCTGGGGGTGCTGAGCCGCAAGTGGACTGCGGACTGACGGGGAGGGGCGGTAAGCGATCTACCTGCGGGTTTGGCGGACTACCATCCGCGTGTGCCTTCTTCCTCTCTCCCCGATATTCCGATTTGGAATAACCGCAGGTAGAGGGGTGTTTTTGATTGATGTTCGGGGAAGATGCCCCGAAAAAGCCGGCGGACGAGGTGATTTTGGATGAAGTTGGATGAACTTAAAGGCTTCTCAGAGACGTTTGAAGATGCCGTTTTGCACGCCGACTGGTTGAGAGACCAGTACGGCAATATCGCCCCGAAATTCGTGGCTACAGTCCGTCTGGGGCGGTCTTTAGCGAAGAAACTAGATAAGCTTGAGCAACACGACTGGATAAACGCCGCCGACAAGCCAGACACGACCACCGTGAGCCAGTACCTGAAGGTCCTGGACGCGCTGAAGCTAAACCCGAGCTGCGACAAGTCCATCAAGGCCGAGTCCCAGAGGAAGAAGTCGAGCTCGCTGGCGGCATTCACATCAGGATTCAAGGTCGTGAACGGCTGATGGACACCCTTTACGCCAAGGTCGACGAGAAGGGCTACGCGGAGCCGCGAATCTGGACAAAGCCGCTGCGCGAGCTCACGCCCGAGACCTCGCTGGGCTTCGAGGTCATCGACTACGCCCGCGAGGTGCTCCACGTGGAGCTGCGACCCTGGCAGAAGTGGCTTCTCATCCATGCGCTCGAGCTGAACGAGGACGGCAGCTACCGATTCAAGAAGGTCATCGTCCTCGTCGCCCGACAGAACGGCAAGACGATGCTCGCCAGCGTGCTTTCCAGCTGGTGGCTGTTCGTCGATTCGCAGCGCCACCCGGAGCGCGTGCCTCCCGTGAAGTTCAAGATCGTCGGCACCGCCCAGAACCTCGACATCGCGCGAGAGCCCTGGTCGCAGGTTCGCCTCTGGTGCAACCCTGAGCCACCGAGCGAGGCAGAATCGGAAGTCGCGATAGCCGATCTGCAGGATGCGACCAACAAGGTCTCGGACACCAACGGCAAGGAGTACATCCAGGCGGCATCGCTGGCGCACTACGAGATCCGCGCCGCCAAGAACGCCCGCGGCAAGCCCGCCGCCCGCGTCCTCATGGACGAGCTGCGCGAGCAGGAGAACTGGGTCGCGTGGAACGCCACCTCGCAGACAACCAAGTCCTTTTGGAGCGGACAGCTCTGGGGAATCTCCAATGCCGGCGACGCCAAGTCGGTCGTTCTCGCCGCCCAGCGCAAGGCCGCCCTCAAGGTGGTCGCCAGCTGGGAGAAGCTTGTCGAGAAGCGCGGAATGGACCCGTTCGAGTGGGCCGACAAGCACGACAACGCGATAGGCATCTTCGAGTGGTCGGGCCGTGACGGCTGCGAGCTGGACAGCGACGAGGACCTCCTGCAGGCGAACCCGTCGTGCGGCTACGGCGGCATGACGCTCAAATCGCTCAAATCCGACATCGACGGCATGACCGAGGCGTCCTTCCGCACTGAGGTGCTTTGCCAGTGGGTCACGGCTGATGTAGACCCCTACGTGGATGTCGAGACATGGGAGTCGCTCACCGACAACGACAGCCGCATCCCCGAGGACGAGCGCGTCGTGCTCGCCATCGACACCAGCGAGGACCGCAAGACGACCTACATCGCGGTAGCCGGCGCACGCGGTGACGGCATGGATCACGTCGAGGTCATCGCGCGGCGCGACGGCAACCTGTGGGTGTCGAAATACCTCAAGTCCGTGCAGGAGGCATGGGGCATCGACGAGGTCGCCCTGCAGTCGAAGGGATGCCCTGCGGGGGACTTCCGCGACATGCTTGAGGAAGAAGGATGGACGGTCCATGCCATCGAGGGCAGCAAGCTCGGCTCCGTAGCAGGCAGCTTCAAGGATGCGGTGCTCGACGGGACCATCCGCCACACCGACCAGCCGGTTCTCACGCAGCAGCTCAAGTGCGCCGTGACGCGAAAGCTCGGCGAGGTCGATGTATGGACGCGCAGGGCATCGCAGGGTCAGATCTCGGCGGTTGTCGCCGCGAGCGAGGCGCTCTGGGCGCTGCGCAACTGCGAGCGACCGAAGCCCAAGGCCAAGCCTTCGCCCTATCCGCTGACGATTATCTAGGAGCTGACACATGCGTTTTTCCGACCGCATCAGGGCGGCCTACGATGGCTTCACGGGCAAATCCGAGACTGCCGAGAATGCCGCCGGGCAGCCCGAGACCACCGCGCAGCACGCTGTTCCGTACGCGCCGATGATTCCACCCGGCTTGCTCGAGGACATCGCATTCGGCGATTACGACCGCCGCGACCTGTGGGCCGCCGAGTACAGCGTGCGCATGGTGGTCGATTTCGTGGCGAGCAAGATCGCGGCGCTCCCGTTCCACGCCTACCGCGTGAAGCCCAACGGCGACCGCGAGGAGGCACCCAATTCGGAAATCGGCAAGCTCATCGCTGACCCGAGCTACGTGGCGAACGAGACCCGCTACCGCCTCATCCACTCGCTGGTTGTCGACATGATGCTCAACGACCAGTGGCTGATGCTGCTCACGATGGACGAGGACTACGACTACCGCCTGCGACGCATCCCGTACGGCACGTACTCCGTGCGGTACAACGCGCTCGCGGAGCCTACCGGCGTCCAGATCACGCTTCCCAACGGCCAGGTCAACTACGAGCTGCCGAACAAGAACGTCCTGCTGTCGCTCGGCTACCCCGGCGCGGTCGGCAACCCCAAGCCCATGTCCGGCGCTTTGGGGCCGCTTCTCACCGAGGCACGCGAGCTGGCGAGCTACCGCCGCTTCATCGCCCAGAACGGCGGGCGCATCCCCGCCTACATCAAGCGCCCCGCCGGTATGGAGTGGGCGAGCGAGCAGGCGCGCAATGACTTCATCCAGGGCATGCGCGCCTACCGCAAGGGCGGCGGCAAGGACGGCGGCTGGCCCCTGCTCGAGGACGGTATGGATATCGTCACGGTCGACGCCTTCAAGCCGGTCGACATGGCCGACCTCGATGCTCGCGACCGAATCGGCATCGCGGTATGCAACGCATACCACATCTCGCCGGAGAACGTCGGCATCCGCACGGGCAACAAGTCGAGCGTGGAAGCCTACAAGGACCAGCTGTGGAACGTCGAGCTGTCCCCATACGTAGTCCAGCTCGAGCAGCAGCTGAATCAGGTCATCCCCAAGGCGGTGGGCGAGGAGGATGTCTTCATCCTCGCGAACATGGATGCGCAGCTGCGGGGTACCCCCAGCGAACAATACAAGGCGTTGAGCACGGCGACCGGTCGACCGTTCATGTCACTGAACGAGGGCCGACGCAAGCTCAACCTTCCCGCCAAGGATGACGGCGACGAGGTGATCGTCCCGCTCAACGTCACCCAAGGCGGTCAGCCGTCCCCGCAGGACGGCGGCAATACCCAGAACGCCCAGACGGGCGCGAGCCCGAACGGGAGGTAACAAGATGAGCAAGCTCGATTTCCTCAACTTCGAGGTCAAGGCCGTCCCCGAGGAGGAGGGCGTGTTCGAGGGCTACGCCTCCACGTGGGAGCGCGACCTTATCGACGACGAGATCACCAAGGGCGCATACGCCGAGACGCTTTCCGCCGACTACCCGGACGGCGGCGCGGGAATCCCGCTCTACTGGGGCCATAACTACGATTCCCCGCTCAACTGCATCGGCGAGTCCCTTTCCGCCTGCGAGGACGATAAGGGCCTGAACGTCAAGTTCAAGTTCGACCTCGACACGAATGAGGGCAAGAAGGCGTACGGCCTGCTCAAGCGCGGCCTCGTGCACCAGATGTCGGTCGGCTTCCTCGCGCAGAAGACCGCATGGGTCAAGGACGAGGGCGACCAGTGGTCGCACCGCCGCATCGAGAAGGTCAAGCTCTTCGAGGTCTCCGTGGTGCCCATCGCCTGCAACCAGCAGGCCGAGGTCACCGACGTCAAGAGCGGTCGCGCCATCTCCAAGGACAACGAGTCCCTCATCCAGCAGGCCGTCAAGTGCCTGCAGGATGTGCTCAAGAATGTCGGCTCCGATGACGATTCCGATGAGGATGAGTCCGAGGAGACCGACGAGAAGGCTCATGAACTTGCCGAGCGCAAGTCTGAGATAGAGAAAATCGCCGAATACCTCGGCGGAGCAGTCACCGATTAGGAGGACAAACATGCGCATTAAGGAGCGTATCGCCGCCGAGAAGAAGGCGGCACAGGACATTCTCGCCAAGGGCGAGGAGAACCTCACCGATGAGGAGTTCGAGCAGCTGAAGCAGCACGTTGCCGAGGCCAAGAAGCTCGAGGAGCGCGCCGCCCTGCTCAAGGACGGTGCCGAGATTCTCGACAACGCCGCCGAGGGCAAGAACCCCGAGCAGAAGAAGGAGGAGAACGCCGTGACCGCCAAGAGCATCGGCGAGCATTTCGCCAACGAGCTGAAGGCCAAGGGCCTCGACGTCGCCCAGGCGAAGACCATCAACTTCGAGACCTCCGAGTTCAACGTCAAGGCCGCTACCGATGTGAACCTCACCGGTGGCCCCACCGGCTCTAACGCCCCGTATCTGACCGAGCTCGACACCCCAGTGTTCGCTCCGCGTCAGGACCTGCTCATCGTCAACCTGTTCGGCGCCGGCACCATGGGCGGCCAGGTGCTGAAGTACCCGGTCTACGGCAAGCTGGAGGGCAAGCCCGGCGAGACCGCCGAGGGCGCAGCCGCCGCACACACCCACTTCCCCGACCCCACCTGGGAGAACGATTCCCTCCACACCATCACGGACCTGTGGGAGATCACCGACGACATGATCGACGACCTGCCTTATGTGGTGTCCGAGATCAACGACCACAACGACTATGAGTTTGACTTGGTCAAGGAGGACAAGATCTGGAACGGCGACGGCACCAGCGACAACATCAAGGGCCTTGTCGCTCGAATCCCGACCGACTCTGTCATCGACAACACCAGCTCCGAGCCGCTCGAGGACCGTATCTTCACGGCAGTCACGATGATCAAGAAGAACGTCAACCGCACGGCTGACGGCCTTGTCATCAACCCCGAGGACTACAAGACCCTGCGCCTGAAGCGCGACAAGAACGGCCAGTACTACGGCGGCGGCTTCTTCCTGCCGCCCTACAACGGCACCGGCACCCTCGTCATCCAGCAGACCCCGTGGGGCCTGCCGACCGTGGTCACCCCGACCCAGGCGAAGGGCAACTGCGTGGTCGGCGCATTCAAGACCGGCAAGGTCCTCTCCCGCGGCGCGCGCACGCTGAAGACCAGCGACTCCCACAAGGAGAACTTCGGCTCCGGCATCACCGCCTTCCGCCTGAAGGAGCGCTGCACGCTGCAGGTCAAGTACCCGTACGCCTTCGTCAAGGTGTCCACGGACGAGACCAATGTCGTCGCGCAGTCCGACGATTCCGGCATCGCGGTCCGGTCCGACGAGCCCGCGGCCGATACCGAGACCGCCAAGGCCGCCAAGGCCGCCAAGGCCACGAAATAGCCTCGGCTGACTGATTGGAAGGGGGCATCATGACCGAATCTTTCCTCGGCGACCATACCGACTACAGCGGGCTCGATGCCCCCATGTTCAACGCCGCCGCCGTGAGCGCCATCCGCGGCTACTGCGGGTGGCATATCGCGCCGTCCATGGAGCTGTCCGGCAGGGTCGGCTCGACTGGCGGCAAGATCATCCGCATCCCCGCGCTCAATGTGACCGAGATCACGAAGCTCGCGCTGGGCGACGGCACCGACCTTCTGGGCGGTGCCCAGTGGAACACGGCGGGCCTTGTCGAGCTTGCCGCGCCCGTCGAGCCGTGCCTGAGCGGCATCGAGTACACCGTCACCGCTGGATTCAACCCGGATGACGTGCCAGACCTCATCGCCGTCGCGCTGCAGGTCTCCCGCCGGGCGGCGAGCGCACCCGCGGGCACCGTGCGCTCCCAGAGCGTCAACGGCGCTTCGGTGAGCTACGCATTCAGCGGTTCCGGTGCGACCTCCGTCCAGCTCATGCAGGACGAGCGCGAGATTCTGGACAAGTACAGGATTGCGAGGCTCCCGTGAGCGGCTCGGATTTCAGCGGTTTCGGTCGACCGCTCAAGCGCCTGCGTGCGCCGCTCGTCGCCGACCCGTACAACCCGGCTCGCACCGTACAGGATTGGGACGGCGAGGTCGATGAGCTCGCGTTCAGCGGCTTCATCGCCACTGCGTCCTCGGTCATGACGCCGGATGGCGCACGCGAGCAGGCGGTGACAGCCGTCACGCTCACGGTGGCTGACCCAACGGTCGACATCAGGCGCGGCGACCGAATCAAGGACGGCTCGCACGTCTACACGGTGGATGTCGTCCCTTCCGTCGATGCCAACCCGTTCACAGGATGGCAACCGACCCTCGAGGTCGGCCTTCAGGAGGTGGAAGGCTGATGCCTGCTGCAGGCCAGACGAAAGTCAAGTTCAACGATAAGTTCTTCGATGACATCCTCCACAGCGCGGGCGTCGAGAACATGTGCCTATCGAAGGCGCAACAGGCGCTCGCAAACATCCGCGCGACCGCGCCCGTCGATACCGGCGCGTACCGCAACGGATTCCGCATCGAGGTGCATAAGTCGGCGCACCGTAACTCCTATCGCGTGGTCGGTCACGACTGGAAGACGATTTTGCTCGAATCCAAGGGCGGCTATCTCGCCCGAGCCCTGAAAGCGGTGAAGTAGATGCAGACGGTGGTTCCACCCGATCTTGAGATGTTCCTCTGCGGATACCTCCGCGCCGTCCTCGGCACGAAAATCGAGGTCGACAACCGTGAGCCGTCGGACTTCGACGGCGGCACGCCCTATTGCGTGGTGCGCGACGATGGGGGTCAGAAGACCGGTCTCACCACCTTCGACCGCTCTGTTGGAGTCTCTATCTATGCGGGGAACCGCCAGAGCACACTACAGGCTGGAGAGCTTGCCAGACGCGCCTTCGCCGCGCTCACATCGCCGACCATCGCCTACGAGAAGGGGTCTCCCATCGCGGCGGTCATCGATGGCGGTTGCAACGGGCCGTACCGCGTGACGGACCAGCACGACTCGAGCAAGTGCTACATGACGGTCGAGTACTCGGTCGTCGGTGCAATTGAGGATTAAGGTTAGGGCTTTGCCCTGGAAAGGAGCCTGCAATGGCTAAAGACAAGCAGGGTAACGACCTCGCAAACGTAGGCGTGCCCATAACCGGTGCGATCTGCATCGTCCCGTACTCTGAGGACAATGTCATCACGCGCACCATGATCAGTAAGAAGAAAGCCGCACCTGAGCTGCCCGAGGTGTACGCCCGCGGCACCTCCTGCCTGGGTCTCCTCGCCAGCGACGGCGCACCGCAGGACTCCACCGAGAGCGGCGACGCCATCGAGTTCTGGCAGCAGGGCTATACCCTCAATGGCGAGACTGCCATCTACACGGCCTTCACCATCGCCGAGGACACCGACCTCTCACGAGAGCTCTGCTTCGGCGAGAAGCCCGATGCCGACGGCGTCATCGCGGTCGACACCTACACGCCCGACACCAAGTGGATGGCGTACGAGGAGATCACCTACAAGAACGGCAACGTCGACCGCCGCGCCGGCGTCATCAAGGTGACCGCCAACGAGCCGGGTCAGGCCGAGCGCGGCTCCGTCCTCGGTCGCGCCGTCACCGTCGAGTGGGTGCGCGACGACCTCTACGAGGGCAAGGCCTACATCGAGGCTCACTGCACTCCGGCTGATGTCACGGAGACCGCACCTTCTGCCGTCGCTGGCAAGAATTCCTAAGCGAAACACAGCTTTCCCTTCTCTTGTTGGGCATCGCGCTTCGGCGCGGTGCCCTTTTTTTATCGGGGGACCCAGGCCGAACAATGTCCATGTCGTAAGAGGCCATTCGAGAGAAGGGAAAGTCGAGATGGCTGAAGAGAAAGATTTCGAGCCGACCATCGAGGACTTCGAGAACTGGACCGAGGAGAAGGAGCAGGCCGAGTTCGCGCGCATCGCCGATGCGAACAAGGTCGCGTATGTGATCGGCGACAACACGCTGTTCGTCCGCACGTCCGCCGGCAACGTCTACCGCCTGCCGATGTGCCCGAGCTATGCAGATGTGTCCGCAATCCAGAGCGGCACCGATAACGATGCCTTCGAGCACCTTTGCACGCTCATCGAGGGCGGCAAGGGCGGCACCGATGCCGTCGAGCGCTTCAAGGCCGAGCCGCTCCAGACGATGGTCAAGATCCTCGAGGTATTCGGCGAGAAGCTGGCTAAGGCTCAGGGAGTGACCCTGGGGGAATAGCCCGCTTCATCGCCGAGCTGAAGGAGCACGAGGACGCCGCGAGGGCAGATTTCGCGGCAAGGGGATGGAGCCTGCAGGCCGACCTCGGAAGCAGGCTCCGCTATGCGGACGCGATCGCGCTGTTCAGGGCGCTCTCAGGAGACCCGGCGACCTCAACGGGTGCGCACGTGGCAGGTCTCAAGTATCCGACCAGCTTCGCCGACATGTTCATCGTGGCGGCGCTGACGCAGAACAAGTTCCCATCTCCCATCCCGACCGAAGAGGAGCAGTTCCGAGCTGCCTCCTTCAAGGCCTCTGGCGATGAAGCGCAGAAGGCGGCAGAGAACATGGCGCCGCTGTTCGCTTCGCTTTACGAGTAACGAGATCGGGGGAGATCGCGCATGTCATCTGAGGTCGGTTCCGCACATATTTCGATTTTCCCCGTGATGACTGGCTTCCGCTCAAAGGTCAACAAAGAGGTAAAGTCGACCGGCGACGAAGCCAGCAATTCATTTAAAAGCGCATTCAGGAACGCAGGCGGCATCAGCGGTCGGCAGCTCGGAAAGCAGCTGAAGGAATCCTTCGCCGCATCCTCCAAGGGCTTAGCCGACGATGCCCTCAAGGTCTTCACCGATGACGTGAAGGCCGCGACCAACGAGCTGAGCAAGGCCCGCATGAAGCAGGCAGACGATGCCGGGCGCGTCCGTGTGGCGGAGATGAGGCTGCAGGATGCCGTCGCCAAGTACTGCGAGGGCTCCACGCAGGCAGTCGCCGCCGAGGAGCGCCTGGCATCCGCACGCCGTAAATCCGAGCAGAGCGCCGCCGCCGTGAAGGACGCGACCGAGAAGCTGAACGTCGCCAACGAGTTCGCCGCCAAGGCGCAGCAGGATTTGGCGCAATATACGAATCAATCGTCCAACGCCTTCGCCCGCGCCGCCAAGAACTTCCTTGCCGGTGCCAAGTCGCTGGATGCGGGCAAGAGCTCCGCTACCGGCATGGCAGGCGCTTTGGGTTCCATCGTCCGCGCCGCATCCGGTATCGACATGTGGGGGCCGATCGCGGCGAAGGCGACAGCCGGTCTCGCCAGGGTGAAGGCATCGATCGCCGACTTCGCCAGCAGCGCCAAGAACAGGATGCAGATTGCCGCAGCCGAGATCGGAAACGCCATCTCGGACGGCCTGTCCCGTGCTGGCAGCAAGGTGCAGGCTGTTGTTGGCAACATCGCATCGAAGCTGCCGCAACCGATTAAAAACGTCTGCTCGACCGCGCACACGTGGTTCAGCAACGTCGAGACTGCAGCAAAATCCGTCTTCGACAAGCTGCCAAATTTTGCCAAGTCTGGCATCGAGGGCGCCAAATCTGTAATCTCATCCGGCATGTCCGCACTCGGCAGTATCGGCTCTGCAGCCGCCAGCGCCTTCAAGGGCGTGTCCACTGCCATTGTCGGTGTCGGTGCAGGCGTTACCGTCGCGCTTGGCAAGATGGCCGTCACGGGCGGCTTCAACCGCGCACTCAGCATCGAGGACGCGCGAGCGAAGCTGAAGGGTCTCGGCCACGATGCCGGCAGCATCGACGAGATCATGAACAACGCTCTGGCTTCGGTCAAGGGCACCGCCTACGGTCTGGGAGACGCGGCGACTACGGCATCCCAGCTCGTGGCATCCGGCGTCAAGCAGGGCGACCAGCTCACGAGCGTCCTCAAGACGGTCGGCGATTCCGCGCAAATCTCAGGTCGAGACTTCACGGAGATGGGCTCCATCTTCTCCAAGGTGGCTGCTTCAAATAAGCTGCAGGGCGAGCAGGTCAACCAGATTCTCGACTCGGGAATCCCCATCCTGCAATTCCTAGCCAAGCACTACGGCATCACCGCCGAGGAAGCCCAGAAGATGGTGTCTTCCGGCAAGGTCGACTTCGAGAACTTCGCAGCCGCCATGCAGGAGAACCTCGGCGGCGCGGCACAGTCCGCCGGAACCACGTTCAAGGGCGCGATGGCTAACGTCAAGGCCGCTCTCAGCCGTCTCGGCGAGAAGGCCATGACCCCCGTCCTCAACGGCCTGCGCGACATCTTCAACGCCGCCATCCCTCTGGTGGATGCCGTGACCACGAAGCTGACCCCTGTATTCGAGCAGTGGGGAGACCTGGTCTCCAACACCATCGCCCCGAAGATCGTGGATGCTTTCGGCAAGATCACCGAGGTGCTCAACGGTGACTCCTTCTCGGGTTTCTCCAGCGGCATCATGGCGGCAATCCCATTGGTCGGCTCCCTGGTCGCCGCCATGGGAGGCACGGGGCTTCTCGGCACCATCGGCGAGCTTCTCGTCAACGTGCCTATGGTCGGCCCGGCCCTGAAAGGTCTCGTAGGGGAGTCCGCGCTTCTCGGCAACGCGCTCAAGCTGCTCGGCGGTCCTGTCGGTGTTGTGCTGTCGCTTCTCGACGGCCTCGTGATGATCAGCCCGACATTGCAGCAAACCCTGAGTCAGGTCGCCGGCACCATCGGCTCATCGCTGATGGATGCCTTCAGCACGCTCGCTCCCATCGTGCAGGACATTCTCGGCAAGCTGTCGCAGGCGGCATCCGAGATCTTCCCCGTCCTCGAGGAATGCCTCGGCCAGCTCTTCTCGGTTATAGGCAACGTGGCGGCTCAGCTGATTCCCGTCGCTGCCGAAATCCTCCAGCCGATTCTCGACTGCATCTCGCAGCTGATTGAGCCTCTGACCAACATCCTGACAGTCATCCTGCCTCCGCTCACGAGCATCCTCGACGGCGTGATAGTCCTAATCGGCAGCATCCTGTCGTTTGTGGGCCAGCTGGTCGCGGGAATCGAGTCACTGCTGCTGCCCATCATCACGGCGGTCATTCAGGGCATCTCCGATTTGCTTACCAAGTGCAGCCCGTGGCTCGACCAGCTCGGCTCAACCTTTGAGACCGTCATGGACCTCATCGGCGATGCGCTTGAGGTGGTCGGCGGCGCACTCAACCAATTCATGTCCGTCGCGGGCTACGTAATCGAGCAAGTCGTTCAATTTTTGGTCAGCACACTTGAGCCTGCCTTTGCGGCTATGGCACCGTTCATCTCGGGGATCGTCGCGTCAGTCAACCAGGTTATTAGCTCGATTGCCCAAATCGTGCAGGGCGTCGTCAATTTGGTTGCCGGGCTGATTTCGGGGGATTGGTCCCAGGTCTGGCAGAGCTGCCAGCAGATCGCCAGCGGCGCGGTCGGGGCCCTCGGCGGCATCCTGAGCGGTATCTACAACGCCGCGATGGCTGCGGTCTCAGGTGCCGGAACGTGGCTCTGGAACGCAGGTAGCCAGATCATCGCCGGTCTCTGGAATGGCATCTCGGGTGCCATCGGAGGCCTGTACAGCAACATCAAGAACGCGCTGTCCGGCTTGGTCGACGAGGCGATGAGCGCACTCGGCATCCATTCGCCTTCGCGCGTCTTCAGCGACAAGGTCGGCAAGTTCATCCCGTCCGGTATCGGCGTCGGCATCAAGCGGAACACCCCGGCGCTGCTCTCAGATGCCGACAAGATGACCGATGCCCTCGTCGACCGCGTGAGCGGCGCGTCCGCGGCTGTTGACGTGGCTGCTGGTATGTCGCTCGCATCTGGCGCAAACGGCGCTCAGGGGGCATCTGGCGGCGCTGGCGGTCTATCCGTGGATGACATCGTGCTCGCAATCGTCACGGCACTCAGTAAGATCGGTGCGCTCAAGCTCGATATCGACCTCAAGACGCTCGCCATGCTGCTCGCGCCTTGTATCGACTCTGAGCTCGGCAAGCGTTCCGCAATGGAGGTCTAAATGGCTGATTCTAGGCTAGGAATCTACTCGCGCGGCAAGATGTTCGTCGATGACGGCACGGTCACCGTGAACGGCATCAGGCTCGGCGATATGGGCTGGTATCTGACCTCCGCGCCGGAGGTCGATGCCATCTCGTTCGACACGTCCTACACGACCGTCACCGGAGCCCACGGCTCCCGTGATCTTTCGCTGACAGACGGCAGCGGTCTCGCCTATGCCGGCAGGCGCACGGTGACGCTCCACCTGCGCACGGTCGGCACATGGCAGGAGGCGGTTAAGTCCAAGGTCGCGCTCGGCTCCATCGTCGGTCGCGATGCCCGCATCACGTGGCGTGCGCTCCCCGGCGATTTCGTCGGCAGGCTCGAATCGGCCAACCCAAGCGATGTCTGGCGTGGCGGTGTTTTCGCCTACTACGAAATCGACCTGACGATGAGCGCCATGCCTATGCTGTACGGCAGGAAAACGGCGGTGAGCGGTACGAAACTGACCGTGAACGGCAACTGCCGGGTGTTCCCGACATTCACCGCCAAGCTCAAGGCCGAGAAGAAGCTGAAGATCTCCCGCGCGGACGGCGTGTTCATCGAGGTCGATGCCGAGAGGAACTTTGCCGCCGGTGCCACAGCCATCATCGAGACATCGCCGACCAAGTTGCGCGGCGTGTATATCAATGACGTCTTGACCTGCCCGACGCTCACATCTGATTTCTTCGACCTGCCAGTAGGGGACTCGACCATCACAGTGGTCGGCGCAAGCAGTATCACGACATCATTTGAGCCGCTCTGGCTCATCCCCTAGGAGACGGTCAGATGTCCAAGAGATTCATCCACTTCAACCGCTTCGGCGCGTACCTCGGCGAGCTCACGCCGATGCAGGCCACGCGCACGCGAAATGTCGACCAGTGCGGCGTGGACAAGGTTGAGCTCGTCCTGCTGGACAACGGCGTCGACAAGTACGACCGCATCGTGTTCTGCGACTCCATGGGGCGCACGTGCGAATGGATCGTCATGTCATCGCGCGAGTCAAGGGCGAAGAGCGTGCCGGTCTGCACCGTCAACTGCTACGGTTCCATGCAGGAGCTATCACGACACTTCATGCCGACGCTACGCCGCGGCTCAAACGACACGCCCGAGCAGGCTCTTGCAAAGGCACTGGAAGGTACCAGATGGTCGGTAGGCCAGTGCGATGAGGGCGGCGGCGAATACAGCGCCTACCACCAGTCATCGCTGGCATCCGTCAAAGATATAGCCGAAGCCTACAAGATGGAGGTCGAGCCGGTAATCCAGCTGTCAGCTGACGGCAACTCCATCGCAAAGCGCTCGGTCCGTCTGGTCAAGCGCCTAGGCCGCGCCAGCACCGCGCTGCGTCTCGATTACGGCAGCGGGCTGTCAGGCATCGACCGAGTGCTGTCCGCCGGTGACGTGGTGACGCGCCTGTACTGCTACGGCAAGGGTGTGCAGACCACCGATGACGACGGCAGTGAGACTGGCGGGTACTCGCGTAAGATCACATTCGCCGACATCAACGGCGGCAAAGAGTACATCCAGGATGATTCACTGCTCGAGGTCTGGGGCGTGCCCGGCCCCGATGGGTCGCTCATGCACGCCGAGGGCGTCTTCGAGGACGGCGATTGCGAGGACAAGGCCGTGCTTCTCGCCGAGGGCAGGGCGGCGCTCGGCGAGCGCTCGAAGCCCATCGTGAGCTACGAGGGCACTGTCGAGGCCCTCGGTCGTGCCGGATTTGATGCCAATGCCTGCGATCTCGGCGATAACCTTCAGATGGTCGACACCACATTCCCCAAGCCACTGCGCCTGAGTGGTCGCGTGCTGGAGATTGTCGAAGACCTGCTCGGTGACGGCTCGCCGTCCACCGTGAAGGTCGGCAACGTCATCGAGGGCATCGTCAAGCGCTCCGAACACGTTCAGCAGACAATCGACCGCCTGACCAGCAGCGCCGGAAGCTGGGACAGCGCCGCCACGCTCGGCAGCGCCTACCTTGACGGCCTAATCGACGGTCTGAACAAGGTGATGAACGAGACCGGCGGCTACACCTATATCAAGCCCGGCAAGGGCCTGTTCGTCTACGACAAGCCCGAGAACGATAACCCGACCATGTGTATCCAGATTGGCGGCGGCTACTTCCGTATCGCAGACGGCAAGAATTCCGACGGCACGTGGAACTTCCGCACGCTCGGCAACGGTCATGGCTTGGTGGCGGATGCGATCGTCTCCGGCACCATCAGCGCCAACCTGATCAGAGCCGGAATTATCCAGGACAAAAGCGGCAAGAACTATTGGAACCTCGATGCCAGCGAAGTCCATCTAGGCCCCGGAGCGACGCTCGATGACAAGGACATCGCCACGACAGACACGGTGGTCAAGTCCACGGTGAAGCTCTATGCGAAGAATCAGTCCGACACGGTGCCGCCTCTGAACATGCAGAATCCCGAACAGGGATGGTCGGAAGACATCCCACAATGGTCGAACGGCTATTTCATCTGGGAGATGGACCGCATTACCTACGGTGACGGCTCAGTCAACCATTCAACGCCTGTTCTCGTGGCTGCGCTGAACAAAGCTAACCAGAGTGCGTACGACCTCAACCAGTCTCTTAGCGGACTCGACACGACGGTGCAGGACCTCGCCAAAGACGGCGTGGTGACCGAGGCGGAGAAGGCGGCGGTCAAGAAGGCCAAGCAGGACGTGGACAAGGAGCGCGAGGAGATGACCTCGCAGTACAACGCGCTGAAGTCGAACAAGGCCCTCAGCGCCCAGTTCCTCTCGTCCGTCCTCGGCCCCCGCTACACAAAGGCCTTCGGCACGACCGACGAGGGCGGCACGTACGGCGCCTACGCCGACAAAGTCGACAAGGTGCTCCAGTGCAAGACCGCCGAGGAGCTCAAGGCGGCGATGTACGAGTACGACGCCGCATACGGAGCCTACTCGACCGCCGTGAAGGACTACGCAGATGCCGCGACCGGGGCGCGCCACGCCATTGAGCAGAAGAACGCGTCGGACTACGCAGATGGAATCCTGAGCGCCTACGACGAGCAGATGGACCAGAAGGCCATCTTCGACCGCCTGACGAACAACGGCGCCTCGCAAGGCATCTACATGCAGAACGACATGGTGTACATCAACGCCTCGTACATGGCGACCGGCACCATAGCCGACAGGCTCGGTCGAAACAGCTGGAACCTAACCACCGGCACGCTCAAGACAAATTACATGACCGCCAACAACATCACGGCAAACGGGACGTTCAAGTGCGGCTACACGAATTGGTACACCATGCTCACATCGGAGGGCGAGCTCGCCGGTTACCGCACCACCAATGGGAGCACCCCGACAAAAGTCGGATACATCGACTACACGGCGTCGATGCGTGACACGGACACGGGGGCCGTCTATTACGGAATCCAGATGCAGGCGCAGGGGAGTGTTCGCATATCGTCTCCAATCATCTCCACCGCGGCGACGTCCGACAGAAACGTCACCACGACCTACGGACGAACCGGCTCCGTTTCTCAACCATTGGTCTCAGAGGTGCACGACAATCACGACGGCACGGTCGGATGGCATTACGGGACCTTCGTTATAAACACGATCAACGGTCTCTTCACATCGTATTCAACAGTCGGAACGGGATAGAGAGGAATGCAAATGGCATACATCGTCGACTACATGGCGCATGACCCTGTTGGCAACGTCGAGGGGCAGTTGACCTGCTACGACGCGGAAGCGCTCGCCGAGGCCGAGAAGAACGGCGTTTTATTCATCGCCGTCATGAGCGATGGGACGCGCGAGGTGGTCAAGGCATCGGAGGTGTCGGAGCCGTCTTCGCGGGGCCAGGACTTCGTGTTCGTGCAGCCAACCTACGTAGACAAGCGCACGGCGGCCACCGTGGCGTGCTTCGAAGCGCTGTCGGCCATCGTCGACCCGCAGCCGGCCGCGGCGGACGAGACGGGGGAGGAGGCCGATGCCGTCGACCCGGTCGACCCGGTCGAGGCCTTCAGGGTCGCGCTCGCCGCGCTCAAGGCGCTGGAGGCGACCGAATGATCAGTCACCAGATAGGGCTCGATTGGATGTTCGAGTGCGACCAAGGCTAATCGGTTGGGGTACGACTGCCAGATTATTGACCGCAGCAAGCAACTAAGGGGGTCAAAATGGCTCTAGACAACTTTCGCCGCATCACCATCGATGTGGACACGGCAAACGATTACATTCCGCCAGTGATGCTCTCCGGCGGCGATTCAAACGGTCGCACGCTTCTGGTCAAGCTGACAGACAACGGCAAGGCGATCACGTCCTCCGCCGGCATCACGGCGAAGCTGGCGTACGCCGATGGTTGCGGCAACGGCGGCTACAAGACGATGACCCCGGTCAGCGGTTACGAGACCGCCGCCTGGGAGTGCTCGGCACCCGGCAGCGTGCTCAAGACCGATTCAGCGCATCTGTGCGTCCAGTTCTGGCAGGGCTCGGATGTGGTCTGCACTCGCATCTTCCATGCTTCTGTCGACAGAAATCTCGTATCGCTCGAATCCGGCACGACCAGCGGCGATGCAGTCAAGGAGCTTTACGACACGATCGCAAACCTCAATCAGGTCATTAACCGCGCCAATGCATCAGCGAACAGGGCTGATTCGTCCGCAGCTTCGGCAGACGCCAACGCCGACGCGGCGAACAGGGCAGCGAGCGCGGCCAACGCAGCCGCCAAGCAGGCCAACGCCGCGGCATCCGCGATCAAGCCCTACTACATGCAGGCCTCCGAGCCGCCGCGCGACAAGCGCGTCGACGGGATGCTGTGGATGCAGACCAACGAGTCGACGCACAAGATCGCGGCATTCAACCGCTGGGACGCGGATCTTCCCGGTACGGCGCTGTGGCCCGGCGCCACGACTTACCCATCTTCGACCACGTATCCCGACCAAATCGGCGCCTGGACGCCGTTCAGCATCTAAAGAAAGGACAACATCATGGCAAACCTCGTTACCTTCGCCAAGAAGCTCTGGAAGGACGCGACCTCGGGCGGCACGCCAATCACCGCCGCAGAGCTGAACCGCATGGAGGGCGGTATTAACGACTGCGCCACCCAGATCAACAGGCTCGGGGATTCCGTATCCCAAAGGCTCGGGGATATACAGGAGGCGAGTTATTCGGCCAGGGCTTGGTTCGTCATCGGGAAAGGCGAAGATGATGCGGACAGACGAGGGTTGTGCTGGTCGGATAATGAGCTATTCATCATGCGTGGAGGAAAGTATGTTGCAAAAGTGACGCTGACGCCGATGAACGCATCGTCCGACCAGGCAGCGTCCGACCAGGCAGGCCCTGAACTCAGGTGAGTTCGCCGCTGGGCATCGAGGGGTCGCTGGAGACGGTATGTACGTTGATTCGCCACACGAACTTATTCTCATCGGACGAATATAGGCCGATGGATGCGGTCGAAGCAATAAGGATATATCTCCCCATCGAAGATTCGACCTCAAGCTGCACAGGCATCGAGGAAGATGGATTGGCGTTCGCCACCGCGTCAACAAGACCGGCTCCCATCCTCGTCTTCCGGGATACGGAATCACATTCCGTTACCGCAACCACGTACCACGTCAGATGATGGCGAACCAGCTTACGGAACCTTCCCAGACATACGATTCCCCGTTGATCACTACGATGGTAATCGTGCCGCCTTCTCCGGTTTTCGCTTGCGCCCTCACGGCTTTGTTCGCGCTCATGGCATTTGCGAACGTCGCCTTGGGGGTTGAGCCAAGATTGACGTCAATCGTCCACGTCGAGTTCGCTTCGACCCTCGCGGGGATGGTGCCGTATTTGTACCGGGATACGGAATGCTATTGAGCCGCCCAGATAACATTTGCATTGTCGCTATTAAGGTCAATATGAGTTGTCGAAGGCCTATTGCCATTGTTGAAGTCACTGAGACGAAGTGAAACTTGTTGTGAGTTGTCTTGGTTTCTTACGGCGATGTACGGACCATTGGCGTCCCAACCGATGAATAATGACCCCGCGCCATTGACCACGGTAAATCGGGATACGGAATGCTCCTATTACTTCGCACTCATGCTCCAGATGACTTTTTCGGTCTTGTTGTCGTATAGGGAGATTCCGTCCATCAAGATGCAGAGCACGCAGTCTGATGTCGGAGTTTTCACAGCAATCTGGATAGGTTGGGGCCTCTCGTAGGACATGTCGCCACCGACGGAGGCAGATACTGCCTGATTTCGAAATCCCACTTTACGGGATACGGAATGCTATCCAGCAAGAACGATAAGATAGTTAATTCTGACTGGCAGGTTCCACTCGCAATCGAACGTGGCGTAAATCTCCTTTTTTTCTTTTGAGTAGGAGCAGCCGTCGACATGCACTGGGAGTGCGTCAGCGTCGCCACTCATAGCGAGCACCACATCGGCATCATACCTAAAGCTTCTGCCACATATACCTACAAATTCATCGTTAGAGAACAAGACGACAGAATCGCTAGTGGAAGTAAACGTTTTTGACCCTATAAACAAGCGCGGTGCGCGGGATACGGAATGCTACTTAGTCCACAGTGTTTTGATATTGCCTGAAGTCCCGTACTGCAATTGGATGCCTTCTGCTTTCGAGATGGTGACGTAAAGCGATTTGCTGTCCTTTAAACAGAATTGCACTTGGATAGAAGTGTCCTCGCCCGACCCCCACGAGCCGTAGGTAACGGAGACAACGTCTCCCCAGAAGCTCGGCACTCGGGATACGGAATCACCATTCCATTGCCGCCGTATACGAATCGCTCGCCCTGGCAACGACCGTCCTGAAGCTCTGTAGGTAGTGGCTCATGGCGGTATTAACAGTCGAATGCCCCAGCGCCACGGCTATGTCCTCGATGGCGGCTCCATGCTCAAGAGAGATGGTCGCCCAGCTGTGGCGCAGGCAGGTCATAG